CACCGCACCTGGTCAGGCCTGGACTCATTGGTCCACGGTCGTGGACTCGGGCGGCGACTGTCCCGCATCGAAGCAGGGCAACGTCTGCGGCAGCTGTAGACGCTGCTGGTCAAGAGAGGTTAAACATGTCACGTACCCCAAACATTAATCACGGAGGCTGGAGGGTTCGCCCCTCAGTCATCAACGACAATCATTATGAATGGTGCAAGGCCAACGGACGAGACACGTCCTGGTACAAGCCTCAAGCTTCAAGCCTCAAGCACCAAGCTCATCAAGGTACAAGCTGCAAGCGTCAAGCCCCAAGCAGCAAGCGTCAAGCTCCAAGCCACAAGCGTTAAGCTCCCTGATCCGTGAACCACGGAAAAGTTTCACGAGCCTCGGACCAAGGGCCTCGGCTAAGATAAAAGTATTTCGTGGATGTGCAACATGCCACGCAATTTGATGTGGTGAAAATTTGAGTTTGTTTCCCTTTGCGACTTTTAATTCAACAGTGAAAAAGTGCCCAGAATTATTATACCCCAATAGATCAGGCATGCCGAGTATGCTAAGGTTTTCAATACGATTCCAGATAATTCCTGGGGTTTTTTGCTTAAGTTTTTTATATAATTTAGCTTCTGGACCCATGTGCTTTTTAAGGGAACACTAGTAGTCATCTTTAAGCTTCGTGGGAAGAATGAGTGGGGATTTTTTTTGAGTTTTCATAACTAGTCTATGAGTAGAACCCGTATGACCCAGATAAGGAATAGCATGCTCATGCACTTCCATTCGTCTAATCTCATGTAGGTATCCATTTACTTCAACAAATAAAACTGCATTAGAAATAGCATTTCCCTGACGGGTGCCTGTTGCATTTGCTGCAGTAAAATTTGATAAATATTGTTGTAGGTCTTTGACTCTCACTATAATCCTGCTTTCCGCGCGTCATTTAATTTATTATTAATCGCGTCGTGCATCTTCTTATTCTCTTCCTCTAACTCTGTCAATCTTTCTTGTAATTTTCCATTCATTTTTTGATGTGATTCATTAATCTCAAGAGAGTCAGCAACTCTGTTGAACAAATCATTATTTTCTTTCTTAACTCTATCCAACTCATTTTGCAGATGATCACATCTAGCCTGAGCTTCCTTAACTCGATTCGTTTCAATTCCTTTCATAATACTTAACTCACCCTCAGCTTCTTGAGCTCGCTTCTTCATCTTCTCGAGAGGAGTTCTATCTTTTTTCATTTCACCAATAATACACGCAGCCTTCAAAGCGTCTTTCTTTAAGCGCATATCTTCCTGAATAGGAACAGCATCTGCGTAACTAACTTTATGTGTTGTGGCTATTTCCCAAAGTGTAGGGTTATCTTGTTCTTCCCCTTCGTTAGGTGGGTTGTTATGACCAATTCCAATTGCTTCCTCTACTCGGTCGGCATCTCTATATTTTTCTAGTTCCCTATAGCTCTTATCTGGAAATTCTTTGGACAATTCATGCATTGTTTTTTCTTTCTTCATATTGACTTTTTATCAATGTTACCTTAAATTGTCAAATATGGGAGTTCCAAAAAGATTAACTGAAATGCAAATGAGATTCGCTGAATTTATAGTATTTGGTGGCCCAGATGGGCCTATGACTCAGGGTGAAGCAGCCATAGCGGCAGGGTACAGTACCAAGAGAGCCCGCTCTGAAGGATCAGAGCTAATGAATCCCAGGCTCAGTCCATTAGTTGTTTCTTATGTAGGCAAACTCAAAGAGGAAAGACTAGAAAAGCACAAAGTTACTTATGATACACACGTGGCTGAATTGGCTCGGATAAAGGAGATGGCTTTGAAGAAGAACTCATTCTCTGCAGCGGTAAATGCAGAAACAAATCGAGGAAAAGCAGGAGGACTATACATAGAGCGAAAAATAATAAAGCATGGTAAACTAGAAGACATGTCAGAGGCACAGCTAGAAGCCAAAATGAAACAAATTTTAGACGATTACGCACCAATTTTAAACGTTACCCCAGAAGCTGCATTATTGGACCAAAAACCACAAGAAACCAAAACAAAGAAAAAACAAAAAGCACCAGAAAATATTGTTGCCAATCCGACATCTAATACACATTCAGAAGAAGAGAAAACCCCAGCGCCAAAAGCACCAGCGTCCAACCCAACAACATAATTTTATCTGGATTCCACATTAATTTTTCTAAGTTCAGTTATGACCCCTCTAGGGAAGACGTTCCGATCACTATATGCCTCATCCTTCGCGTCATAGCTAGCAAAAGTCCAAATGAATCTCTTAGTACGTTTATAGATATACGCAAACGTAACCATTTTAGAGCACTCGAACTTATCGAACTCATCAGCCGTAGCATGCCCGCCATCCGCAGTTATGTCAACCCAAGAAATCTTATAAAAATAATATTTCTTCTTATTGATTATGACATGCCTATATTTTGATTTCTTCCTGTGCATATAGTACTAAATACCACAAAACTACTTACACCAAACACTTTTATGGCTCGCGCAGCCCATTCACGACGTTTTATACGTTTTACGTTTTTGTAAAACGTCGTACATTCAGCTATATATACCAACGATAATCGTTCATTTCGACGTTTTACGTCCTATTTGAAAAAAAAATATTTTCAAATCAATTTCGTGGCTGACAGTACTATGTATAAAACGTCGTGCCTCATTTAAGACACATTTATGCCTAGTTTGTGCCATAATGTCGCCTTAATGTTGCCATCTTTTCTTCAGCAAACGCGACTTTAGCCAGCAATTTATCGATATCGCCAGTCACATCATGGTGACCTGGTACAACATCCCCTCTTATAAGAGCATCAATCTTTACCAATGCCTCTTCCCCATCTGCGGTGTACCGCTTGATCAGGGCCTGGAAGATTCTTTCTCTTATTGTGCCTGCGTCTCTCATCTTTGTCCTCCTTTATTTTGTTGTCTTCAAATTCTGCTAATAATTCCTTTTCGTTTATACTTGGTTCTCTCATAATTTCAAAATATGCATCAAGTCTCTTTAAAAATTTATGCTTCCACATACGCATTTCAACTCCTTGAAACCTGAATTCTTGCAAATATAGGTCAGGAGTACATACCATTATGATCCCTTGTTCAATACTAGAGCCATGAATATAGTCATGGGCCATGGCATATGCAGCAATCTGCATGTAATAGTCATCAATCCATTCCTTACGTTTGGGTGAGTTTGCTTGTTTAAAATCCACGATGGTGTCCATATCGTTATGCCTACAAATCAGATCCGTGGTCCCTGCATAAAGGCCAGGGTAGAACAACGTGACTTCACTCCCGTAATACTCATCAATCGGCGTGAGCCCTTTTTCAATGAGCTTGTTCGCCATTCCTTTAGCCTGTTGTCCTAACGAGGTAAGATCCTCATACCCTCTCCCAAGAATAAAAGCTTCAATGAACTTGTGCATTGACGTGCCTCTCTTGGAGGCAAGATTCTTGATCGCTTCAGCTTGAGACTCTCCCACCTTAGCCTTCCACTTCCTGATGAATCCCTGGTCCTTGGTCCGTGATAAAATAGTCGTGACGCTGGGCAATCTTGCACCCTGTACGTCGTACGTTCTATTTCCTTCATCATCGGACCTCGGAACACGGACATAATTATATCTGTCGTTCTTTTTCACTATCTTCTCTTTTTCTTTTTAGCTTTAGCTTTTTTCTTCTTCTTCTTCGCTTTTTTCTTTTTAGCCATAGGTACCTCCTTTTTTAATTGGTTATAATGGTCTTCGTTTAAAATGGTGGGAATCATCTCGCTCCTTTTTTAATATTAGCAATATGCTCCATAGGTTGAAGATTACTCCAATGACAACACGCATGTTGTTGCACAGGACATCTAAAATCAAAATTAGACATGGCCTTCTTATGTTCTATATCCCATAGGCCATGATTTTCCCACGTCATCCACGGTTCAAATAAAGATTCTAAATGGCTTCGTAATTCATCGATCGTGCAACCAATCAATTCCATAGTTGAAGCTGATTTAAAATTACCTTTTAAAGCCACCCGAATCCTGTTTCTACAATTTTTTCTTAACTTAAAATTAATATCTGTTCTATATTTATTTCTTTCGTAATCTCTTGTGTGTTGTTTATTTTTTATAAACCATTCTTTTAAATATTCTTTATTTTTTAAACGGTATTCTTTTATATGTTCTATGTTTTTTAAATAGTATTCTTGGTGCCATTTTTTTCTGTGCTCTTTATTTTTTAAATTGTATTCTTTATAATATTCTTTTCTATCTCTTTTCATTTCTCCAGTCTCCTGACATCCTTGAGCGTTTCAATATCCTTAAAAGGAACTAAGGTTATCTTATCCTTTCTTCCCCAGTCGGATCTTTGGTAAATATGATAGGGCTTTTTTCCTGCCGCGTATGAATTTTTTTTTAATTTTTCTTGAACGAAGTTCAACAACTCTTCCCGATTCACCATTAACCAGTACTCCCCGCGCTCAAAAACAATATAGTCGGCGCGTCCCTTTACCCAACCAGGTTGTCCGCGGACATTGGTCCCTTCAATCCAGGCGCATTCGTCCTGTGTCTTGGAATCCCAACGATTCGTTTTCTTGAGGCCCTTGACATCGAACTTCAACGTTTTACCATTGAGTTCACCTTCCACATCCCAGTGTTCCTTGATGTTTTGGTAGTCGTTAGCCCATAAAATATTGCTCAAATGTCTTTGAGCAAATGCCTGTTCAACAAGTTTGGCCTTTCTTCTGAATTCTTCCCAGCTCAGTGTAGCCTCTCTTTCTTGATGTTGTAGGGTTTGACGGGTGCATTTTTAATCACTTCCATCATTTCCTCATATTCCTCATCATTTAATTGCGTCTTGTAGATTCGTTGAGCAATTGCCATCATGGTCCTTGCAACCAGTTCCGCAGGTTGTTGATGATCATTCAGAAGATGCATCGCATGCTCGAAGAGTTCATCGTATATTTTTTTAGTATCATCCATTTAGAGACTCCTTAAATTTTCCTTCCCAGGCCCATGATCCGTGGTGCTTGGTTGTGGATTCAGTGTTTGCATAAATTGTAAAATCATTTCCTCTCGCTAATTTGCAAAAAGAAACATCTTCACCCACAGCATAGCCATCGCTGAAACCAAAGTCAAAGAAGTTGTAATAGAATGTATGACTCTTGTCGGCGCTGGGTGTAGCTTTATTTTTAATTTTTAATTCAGGATGATTTTTTATAATTTTTTCAAAGACCACACGATCGATCAGCATCAGACCCGTGGGTCCTGCTTCAAGTTCGACCAGTCCACCAGGAAGAATAGGAATATTTTTAGGATCCTTGAACTCGACGGTGTAGATGTGTTTGTCTAACTTTGGCGCCTTTACCCGATACGGGGTACAGACAATATCTTTCTTAGCAACCAGCATTCTCATCACGGATTCGGGTTCGAACTCAACATCGGAATCGATGAAGAGTAGGTACTGATACTTCGTCGTTAGAAAAACAGACGTCAGATAGTTCCGCGCCTGATGAATGAGTGGAGATTTCATGGTGTTGATTCCTACTTCAATTCCGCTCTTACTCAGCTGCTGCACGAGCTTAATGACCGATAGCATCGTGTTGATTTTCACCGAGTCATAGCACGGCATGGCAATGTAAACAGTTGGTTTCATAATAGATCCCGATGCGCCGCCATGATGTTTAAGGGGTTAGAAAGCGACGGCGCACCAGCCCTTGGTTTTACCCAAGGGGAAATGGAGTTTGCTTTCGCCCCAACTCTGAATTTTAATTGTGTGGTCATTTTTTCACTTTTCCTGTTCTATAGGATGCCATTTGAATAAAATTAAAAGAAATGGAAATACGGGTTTCTTTGCTTTTATTAATATCTACATAATGATTTAAAAAACTGGGAAACATGATGAGTCGGCCTGCTATCGGTAGATAGGCAACATGTCTTAATAGACGCGGAGGAAGTTTATAAGGTGAAAGTTGTTGAGGTGCGGTCATGGAATAACCTGGTCTTGGATCTTCAATAATTAAATCACCACAATCTGCAGGAGTCTTAACATAATAAACTCCTGACCATTGGCAATTGGGGTGAATATGCGTTCGATTAGAACATCCTGGATAATTAATATTAGCCCACATGTTTGATAAAAAAGTTGGATGGACATAACCTTCCTCCATACCTACCTGTTGCTGAAATTTATTTAGTTCACTCACCAAAGGTTCATATTCTTTTTTAAGGTGCATATCGGTTGTACTATGCCAACCTCCTTGATTTGTGTTTTTTACACCTTTGTCTTTTTCCTTCCATTCCTCAATATTCTTAATGAGATTCTCATTAAGATTAGTGGCATCTTTTAAATCACACCAATAGATTGGAGTCGGAAAAAATAAATCCAAGTGTCTTTTAAAATCTTTAGGTTTAGCCATTATTTCTTTTTCGTTCATTTAAAAGGAGTACCTCCGAACCACATCACTAAGCTCTTACGATTTCCTGAAATAATGGGTTTAACTCTATGTACATGAAAGCTAGCAAAAAAGAGAGCCTGACCTTGTTTAAGTTTAAAAACAAAATTATTATTTGTATTATCATCTCTGCTAAAAATTTCTAGTTCACCTCCTTCAAATTCTTTAGGGTCATTTAAAAGTAAGGATAATGATATTTTCCGAACTGGAGGGACTGGAACCGCATCGACACTCATATCCATATGCCAAGTATAAAAGTCTCCTTTTGAATATTCACTATATTGACCAGTTTCACGCAGTTGCATACCTTCAAAACCAAAGCGATTTCTATTAACGAGTTCCATCCATCCTAAAATATCGCTATAAATTTTTGAAGCTTTCTCAAAAGGTATATGACTAACTTTACTTTTACGGGCTGTATAATCTTTTTTATTTGGATGCCCAGCAGTCATGAGACCTCCGTCTGATTGAGGCTCAGCTTGACCGAGCCTAATAAGTTCTTGGCATTGTTGTGGAGTAAGTATCGGCTTTGGCTCTCTGACTATATAAGATTTCCAATTAGGTTCTCTCATTTAGACTCCATTTTAATTGTGTGGACATCGTCTCTTTTTCCATTTTCTATATCCTTTTATCCATTCATCGTGATCCCGATATTTCCAGCGTTTGTCCCAGGCCCAGTTGTGAATGCGCCCTGACCAAACTTCGATCCATCGTAAAATATTATCTCGCATAATTCCTTTTTAATTTAGCTTCATATTTTTCCCTAACGTAGGGACGCTTGCGATACTCGGTCATGTAATTTCTTTTCTGTTCCTGATTTTCCTGTAGTCTGTAGTAACGTTTATTCGCTTCCTTTCGATTAATGATGTCTTGTTCGGTTCTCATCTGAGACTCACTTCGCTATCTGTTTCGATCCAGACTCTTGCGCCGCAAGATAAGGGTTTATCTGGTCGATAAATAACTGTGCTTGGGCCCAGGATGTCAACGTTGTGAGCATAACGATTCGAGTGGCTCGTCTTCACTGTGATGACAGGATTGCGTGTGCCGTGCTTTTTGTTGAAGCGGATCTTGTGCATGTTAACGTGAATTCTTTTTTTCATATCTTGTAAAACGTATAACGCACCGTTATCTCCTCTCCTTTTTTAATATTTTTAATTGTCACAAGATTCCATTTCGTTTTATATACCTCATCGTACATTTTTACTTTAATTACGTTGCCTTCATTGGCATGATTAATAAATCCACCTAAAGGAGTACGAAGAATTTCTTCTCCAATCTGCACGTGACTCATACCCAAATTAGTCGCTTGCTGGATCGGTTGATCCGCAAAGAGTCCTAAGCCATTGACTTTACTCTGTTTAATCGTTAGCGATTCGGGTAAGGGTTTGTACATGTTCTTTTCCTTTATCATAAATATGTTTCTTTATACTTTTTTCTGAATACATAATGGTTAATACATCCACACCATTATAAGCTTTCACATAAGCATTTTGACTAATGGCAATACTTGAGCCACTCATAAGTAGTGCAAACTCAGTGCAACCGCTTACGGTAATAAACATTATAAATAAAATCGTCAACTTGAGCTTGATCATAATTTTTAATCTCCCCTTCTGACTCACAGACCCAACACTGTTTCACTTGAGTAAGGTTCTGATTGTCTACCACATTTAAATAGCCATTTCCATGACAATTGTCGCAGATTCTAGTTCGTTTTGTAGGTACTATTAAATCTTTCATTTTTTCACAACCTCCCCTGTGTATTGGCCTTTTTCATTCCGAAAAATTTTATGTTCTTTATGCCATGCTTCTCTTCCTTTAGAATAAGCAAATGTAATATTTCCATGTTCATCAACGTAAACAATTTCAATTTTTAATATTTTTTTAAGAGGATGCGTGACCGTTCGATTGATACGATTGCCTCCTGTTTTTGTATTTTTTCGATCGTTGAATGTTTTTACATCCACGTAGCGTGTCTCTCCTGTTTTTTCATGTACAAAAACACTATCAATAGGTCCACTCATTTTATTAAAAACAAGATAGCCTAATTTTCTAAAATAGGCACCAGCTATTAATTCAGCCCAATCTCCTTTTTGCTTGGTTTTTTTTCCAAGAGAAATTTGCGTTTCTTTATCTAAACCGTTTCTACTTGGCATTTTTTTCTTTCTTTTTTATTGGTGAAATTTTCCAACGACTCTTCGCTGTTCTCCAGCCATTCTTAGAAACATCCCAATACCTCTTGCACAAGTTCCCCGTGCTTTTTGCCGTGAACTCATACTGCATATCCGTACTTGGATCGTAAGGTCGCGTAAGCTTTTTACCATCCGACTTGGAATAATAGCTTATAGTATGTTTATCCATATAGTTTTGGTCTCCCTCCTTTTTTTCCCATCGCGGCATAATAAGAATTTCCTGTTAAATGTTTTTTCTTAGGTCTTCCTCTTCCTCGTTTAGGCCCTTGTCGGTAATGAGAAGTAATGGGCACATCTACATTCCAACCATTTTTTCTTAATAAAATTTTTCTAATTCTTGTTTGAACATAAGCAGGGTTTCTTCCAGCCATTTCACATATATCTCTGAAATGAGGGCCCCCTTCTAAAAAGAAATGACGCGCTTGCTCATGATTAAAATCATATTGATTTTTGTGAGCTATGTTAGCGGGCACTTTCATGTTCAAAGCAGGAGGACCTTTACACGCATCTAGGGCTGCCCTGCATAGAACAGCAACCCACAGATCTTTTTCTGGAAGACTTACTTTGCCTTCGTCAATTGTTTCTTCTGCGTGTCCTACCCAGCTTGTAAAACTATTGTTTGCTCTTCCCATTTAATTTTCTATCTTTCTCTGTTGCTAACGCTTCTACGGTCTTACTAATGGATAATTTAGCATCGGGTAATAAAGTTTTGGACAGTCTTACCAATGTGTTATAGGTATCGTGTGTAAGTGAAACGTTTCGATATTTACTAATGTCTGTCATGTTTTCTTTCCTTTTAAGTTAGTTATAATATAGGATTTTAATTCAAAGATGTCAAGATGAAATATATACTAATAATATGGGTGTGCTCTTTTATTAACAATAATGGATGCCTCCCTCCCATTGAATCACCAAAGCTTTATGACTCCTGGTATGAATGCTCTATTACAGCGCATAAAGAATCTATGTCTCTTTTACAGAAAATGGGTTATGCAAATGTAAATAAATATCAGGTGGGTACTAAGTATAGTTGTAAGTTAACAGATACTTCTTGATAATGTGGCTAGAATGTGTTAAAGAAAAATTCTTACCTTTAATAGCTATCCCCTTATTTTCCCTCTCGGGATAGCTTTAGTTACACATATACCCAATCATGAGTTTACCATCATGGGTAAAATTTCCTTGGTCTGGCCCTGGTCCGTGATACGTGGTGTTTATTTCACGCCACGCGTTGGCTATTTCCCCGCAGTTTAGACCGTTTGTTTTGAGCTCGATTCTTTCGACCCCGCTTGTGCTTAGCAAGAGTATTATTACGATATATTTCATACTGGTCTACCGCAGCTTTGATGGCTCTTTTAATTTCTTTTTGGTTCGTGAACAAGTTTGCCATTCTTGAAACTTCTCTGCTGCATATGTCCTTTCTTGTTAAGATAGGTAATCCAACCACTGAATTTTGGATCTAGTAGAAGTACTTTTTTTATAGCCTTCTTCCAGCTCATAGCGTGCGTTAGGTCCGCTTCTCCGCCTTCTTTCGTTACTGTATATTCATATCTCATACTTTCTATATAGGTTTTCGTAGGACTTATGTCAAGCGCTAGTAAAAATAATTATCCACCAAAGCCGATGTCGTCTTCGTGTACTACACAATTTGAATAAGGCCGAGGTTCCATATCCTTTACATAATTGACATATAGTAATGATGCAAGAAAAATGTTGTTACGACTTGTTAATTTGTAATGTTTTGTAAAGAAATAATTTACAACGTGTAAGGGGTGTTAACCTTGACCCCGTGATTTTTTATATTTACTGCGTTTATTGGGTCTTTTTGAGTGACGTCCAGGGCGCTTGCGGTGAGTAGCTTTAACATGAACGTAACCGTAGCCTCTAGGCTTGCGGCTCATCGCTTAAGGCCTCGGGCTCATTAATGGGTAAATAAGTAATACGACCATTAATATATTGCTTGGTTATTTCTCTACAGGTAGAACATCTAAAATAACCTACACGAGTACTCAACATTTGAGTGATGGATTCACAATAAGGACATTGACCCCATTCAACCTTGACTCGAACACCAAACATGTCTTTACCAATCTCCTCGACGAGTGAGTTTATCTTCTTGTGCGGAGGCACGTCCTTTGCGGGTGTAGGCTTTTTTGTTTCGATAGGTTTGGGGTTTGAAGTACCGAAGTATTTTTGCCATAGGATTTTTAGTTCTTTTAGCATTAGTATTTTGACGTCGCATCATAACTATCGCTGGTGTACCCATGCTCAATAACACGTACGATTCTTGTACGAGCAGTTGTCTCCCCCTTTTCTTCTACGTACTCGACCTCAGCTTTAACATTAGCACCGCATTTAAATTGGACGCGCTCGGGCTGAATGCTTCTCTCGGCCTGGCGCTTCGCCTTCAAACAATCTGCCATCGAGCCCTGATATGTGTGCTCGACCAATTGGCCCTCTAAAAACATGCAAAGGGCGACGCATATGATAATTTCATTTGGCATTATTGTGTTCCTCCATTTTTAAAATGAATCTCTCGATTCGAATCTTTGAGCTCTTCAATATCTATTAACACTTTTTCCATTTGTTTACTTAAAAAATCGATGTTTATTTTATTGTGCATCATACTCTCAATTTGTTTATTAATTCGATCGGTGGTCTTGTAAAGGTCTTCCAGCATCATGTACTGCTCAGAATCCGCGGGCAAACTACCCAAGAGGCCCCGAGGCCATTTGATCCTAAATTCGCTGTTCATTTCCAAATCTTTTTGCATCAATTCTATCTGAGTTGTGACACGGTTTTGCGTCTCAATCAAACCAAAATAAGCCCAGGTCCCAATTGCCACCATGGTGATCAATGAGGCAACCGTCTTGAATGGCATCTGAACTGATGCTTCTTCTGAAAATTTGAGAGGTTTACCCATAGACTCCACAACAACTCAATTTTTCCATAAAAAAATAGTGATACACAGTGAAGCCTATTACAGTTCCGATGCTCATTCCTATAAATAACGTCACATACTTTATCATACACATTTAGAAAAGTGCAGATAAAATAAGTACGCAATTGCTGCTACTACTATCACCTGATATTCCAGGTTGTTCCTAGCTATAAATTTACGTAATTTTTTTTCCATTGTTTATTCCTTTTGATTCACATCTCCCCAAATAATTTTATATTTTAATTTTCCGCCATCGTCCCCCTGAGTATGATCAGTGGGTTCTTCAATTTGGATAACATGTTTTACGCCATCACATCCCATAGTAAAAAGTACAAGTAAAATAATAATTAGAGAAGATACTAGATATTTCATCCATCTAGTTTCCCTGCTTCTTATTTTTCTTGCGCTTCTTTTTGCCCTTAAGATTTTTAAAGTTCTGTACCTCATCTTCTATTATCTCCACTTTGGTTTTAATTAGAACCATATCTTGTGAAAGAGAGAACGTACGTTGAAGTGTCCATCCTCCGAGCGCTAATAAAATAGCGAGTAGTGCCGTGATTAACTTTTCGTTCATCCTAGCTACAATTGTTTTTATCTATATCCGCTGGTTGTTCACCAGAGAATACCCAAAACCAAGAAGAGATCTTTGTTCCCTCTTGAGTATAGGTACATTTTTTACCTACCGAGCAGGCGCTTAATGCAAAGAGTAGTGCAAGCACTAAAAATAATTTATTCATTTGTTTCCTCTGTTTTGTTTTCTTCGTCTTTTACTTGACAACACTCTCCGTTGTCTTCTTTTTCTTTTGAGTGCGTACCACAACATTTTTTTGGATCTATTGGCACGTTTCACACTCTTCATGTTCACAATTCATACAATTACAGACTCCATACATATCACCATGTTCTTTCAAAGAACAGTGGCAATCGCAGTTACAATTTTTACATTTTGTCATCTTTTACTTCTTCAATGTCATAGAAGAATCTATCTGAATCTTCTGTTTTCCATTTACTATCATCTTCTACATTCCACTCAGTAGTCTGAGTCTTCCAGTCCCGAGGAATTTCATTCCTCACGGTAAAGGATGGAATGCTCCAGATAATTCTATTGTTTGGCTGAGCCGCATAGTTTCCGTTCTCCAGGGCTATGATGTGTGCGCACTTATGTTCTTGCGGGATCTCCGAATGATCAGTGTCGACTATATTACTCTCTGGATGGCCCCAGTCAACCGTAAAAAGATACGCTCCTGGATACCACTTCTTATCTTTTCCTATGAATTTACAGGACTGACCGTCCAAGACATCAAAAGAAGTAACGCTAGGATAGTAACTAAAGCAATTCCATAGCTCCAACTCGTCAAGTCGCATCCTAGGAACTTCTTTAACATCAAAGCCTCTTTGTATGAACGCAGAGATTGGCAAACGGTAGAATATAGCTCCGTTTTCCATAATTGCATGAAAGAGTATCGGACGCCCTGTAATCGATGCAAACCCAAAAAGTAAGCAGTCTTCCACTTCTCCATGGTGTTCCTTAAGGTCATAAAGATATTCTCTTCTCACCTGCGCATACGTGGCAGGAATGTTTGCGTTCAAGTAAGCCATGCAGCATAAAATCCTAGTTTGCTAAAAAATATATAGCAACAATTACTACCACAACAGCGGCAGATATCTTTGGGTTAGCTTTCGCTAATGTCCAAAGTTGTTTTACTTTTTCCATAGTTCCTCCTAATTTATATTACCCCAGTTTTCGCCAGCTTCATAGTCTACCTTATTTGGTACTTCTAGCTCAACTGAAGTTTCCATTATTTGTACTATCTGTTTAGCTTCTTTATCATCTTTTACGGAAATATCCAACTCATCATGTACTTGTATATGTGGTATAATTCCTTCTTTATGTAGATCAATCATTGCTTTTTTAGTCATATCAGCTGCTGATCCTTGTATTAATCTATTCAATGCTTTGTAAGTGTATGCTCTTTTTATCCCTGGTCCGTGTTCCAAGAGCGCTTGATCATGTGGCAATGCTTTATGAATCCCGAATTGATTCGGTTCCCATAAAGGAAAACGACACAGTCTTCCAAGTAAAGTTCTAATTTTTCCTGAGTCTTGAGCACGTTTCATCACAGCGTCCATTAACATTTTAACAAATGGAACTTTAGCATGATACGTTTTAAATAAATCTTCAGCTTGAAGTTTACTAACTCCGAGTTCAGCTTGTAGTTTATTTTTTCCCATTCCATAAAATAATCCCAAGTTAATTGTCTTCGCTTGTTTTCTAGGTATCTCAGCCATATCAGCTACAATCTTATGAAAATCAGCGTCATTATTCTTATAAGACTCAACGACTTCATCAACTCCATATAAATTTTGTAAGGAAGCATAGTGCACAACGAGTCTTGGCTCTTGTTGATTGTAATCAAAACAACCCCAGGTACATTTTTCCTCAGGAATAAATAATGATCTGATCCGTGGTCCAAGTTCCTTGTTCCGTGCTGGAATTTGCTGGAGGTTTGGATTATTCATACTGAATCTTCCCGTCACGGTTCCTCCGCCTTCGGATCGAAGTTGATTAATTTCCGCATGAATCCTACCTTTTTGACTATGTTTGAGAATGGTATCAATAAAAGTTGTATGAGCTTTATTAATTTCTCGAGCTTTAGCAATACACTTCACAACATTGTGTGGGTGATTCGCTAGAAAATTCTTAGTAAATGATGGAGCTTCAGTTTTAACAGTTCGATCGTAAGGTAGTCCTAATTTATCAAAAACTTTAGCAATGGATCTTGCAGCCCAGATCTGAACATCTATCCCCGTACTTATTAACACTTCCCCTAACATTTTTTTCTCTTGTTCTACTAATGTTTTCTTTTCGATCGCGGCTTGTTCTTGATTTACACGTACACCAAGAAATCTCATATCCACTAGGCATGGAAACAATTCCATTTCCATTTTAAATATGGACTGTATATCTTGATGAATAATTTCTTTTTTTAATTCCTGCCACAACTCCAGTGTGAGTTGGGCGTCACGCTCTGCGTAAGAGCCAACGTACATTGCGGGAAGTTTATACATTTCAGCTTTAGGGTCCACTCCCCATGATTTTGCAGCTTCATATAAAGCTGTTTCATCTTTACCCTTACCAACATAATCTCGTCCACAACCATTTAAATCATAACGTAATCGATTCTCATCACATAAAGCTGCGGCTATCATCGTATCTATAATTCTTCCATTAATCTTTAAACCTAATGCTCGTAGCCAACACACGTCATACATGGCATTATGAAATATTTTATCGGAGGGTGTTTTTAAAACAGCGGTAAGCCATTTAATAATCATCTTACGATCCATGTTACCACCGCCTTCATGAGCAAAAGGATAGTAAGCACAAAAATCTTCTGTTGCTACGGAAACTCCTACAACTTCACCTACTCCAACAACCGAACCTGATCCCATTCGTATATTTAAATTAGGATCTCTAGTTTCTAAATCAATTGCTATTTCACAGGCTTGCGTTAAATCAGGAAATTCTTCTGGCGGGAGCCATTCTGTTTGTGGCTTGAAGAGAGGCATTTGCATTAGGAATAATCTCTTTCAATAATCATATCAATGTAATGTTTTGCTTTTTCCAAATCTTGTACTTCTCCTTTATGTGCGTGTCTGCAAATATATTTAATAGCATTTCCCTCTGCAAAAAGCAATTTATTATCATTGATAAATTTACTAGGTTGGATCTTCATATCTTTGTAGTGAGATCCTCCAATTTGTTTTTTATAAACACTCATTGCTGCAAGTCAAAATTAGCACTCAGGGATATTCTTTCTCCTTTGGACAAAAAAGGAGCAACGAAATGAGTGAGGGTTGCTGGAAATATAAAAAGGTCTCCTTCTTCGGGAAAGAAAACTCTATTGGAAATAGTGTGAGGCTGAAATTCCCCGTAACTAAAAGAAAGTGAGCCTGGTCCGCCTCCCGTTCCTGTAAATGTTTTATGTTCTTCTTCTAATCCTTCAGGAATTTTGACAAATAAGACACTGGACAAATCACAGTTGAGGTGCGTGTGAGGTGGATTAAATTCTCCAGCTATCATAAAATTAACCCAGGATGAACGTATGAGCAGTTGGGTTATAGTTTTTCCATACCAGTTACGATATGCTTGGTAAAAAGGACCTAAATAAGGATCGATGATTTTACTATAGTGTGTAGGGCTAATGTAATGTTGGTGTTTAATAACTCCAGCCAATGTTTCATCAACTTCACTGGATTTTTTGCTACAAAGGTCGGCACACTTTTTTAAATCTTCTTGTTGCATTTTTATTTTAAAAAGAAGGGGTCCCCAATAATAAAAATTATACTCCCTCATAAACGAAATGCCTTATAAATATCTTTTGGTCTAACAATATGTAAATGATCTTTGGTTCGTGTTGCACCGACATAAAATAATCGATTCTCGTCATCAGGAAAACGATCCATACTTTTTTGAGTATTTCTACTTAAATCGGTAAGAAGAACTACATTTGAACATTCTCCTCCCTTGACACCATGAATCGTTGATAATAAAATACGCGGTTCTTTATTAAGTTGTTCACCATTCGCTCTCATTTTTCGAATATATTCAATTTGATTTTGTGGAGCAGAATCAAAAGCTTCATACCAAACAGCTTTAGTTTTTAATCCTTGATAGCTACATGCTTCGGTGATGTTGTAAAATTTATCTTTATCTAAGTATTGAAGATTTTCTTTTTGATAATGTTTGGGAGACATATATGATGCTATTCTTTTAATTTGTTCATGATTTAAGTCATTGTTTTTACGCCATTGTTCCCAATCAATAACAGCTTCATATAAGTCTTTTTCATACCCTTTCTTAAATTTATTTCGATAATATAATCCT